TATAATGCTGGACCGGGCCGGGTCGAGAGGGAGATGCGCGACCACGCAGACCAATGGGAAGCCCATCTACCACAGGAAACCAAAGACTACTTGCGTATTGTATTCAGCAATGTCGCTCGCGGGCGTGCTAACATAGTTGATCCAAGCGTTACCGCGCAGACCGGTGGGCTATACGGCAATGGTCCTCGGATGCCCGCCTCGCAGTTATTGTTGCCTTCGCAGCGAACCGCCTTTACGCCAGATCAGGCGCGTGCCACTACCGGCATGGGCGACCGTCCGCAAGGTGTGCAGGGGCAGGAGACATACCGGAACGCCATCAATGTGGACGTGCCGGTTGCCACGGTTCAGGCACCAGAGGACGTATCGGCCCAGTACACCGAAGAACAGCGCGCAGCTTTTGCTATGATAGATGCCGTCATAACTGAGCGCCATCGTGTACGCGAGGAACTGGAACAACGCGAAGCTGAATTCCTAACGAATAGCCAGAACGCTGAGCTAATCGGTATTGATATGTTGATGCAAGCACGGGAGGAAGCTTGGGATAAATTCGAGGGTTCGAATAACGAGCGCCTTGAACGTATGCGCAAACGTGAGGCAGACCTTGCCCACCTTCGCTATGAAACGTCCCTTGATAACGCTGCCAACCCAGATATTGCTTCCGAGGTCGCACTACCCGCGCTTAAGGAAGCAACCATCGGTCGGGAAGTGGCGGATAACAACGCAGAATTGCAGGAACGTATCAGCCTCATGGAGCGCACCTTTGCTCTGGCGCGGGCCGAACTGTCCGCACGGGCAACCGTGGCTACGAGCCAAGACGAAGAGGCGGCGATAAACCGCGAGCTTAACGATCTACGTGAAGAAGAAATTGCCAGCATCGACGCAGCAAGGGACGCTAACGATAGGTTGAATGCTTCACTGGAACACAACGTAGAAATTCGTAGGCAAGTGCTTGCGGATTACTCGGCTGCTATGGAAGTGCGCGCTAACCAAAGCGAGGAACAGGGAGTAGAGGATGCACTGCTAGGCGCGCGGGCGGCTCTTGCCGATTTCGCTGCGGAAGTACCAACGCTGTTTGAAACCTCTAGCCAAGTGGTAGGGGTAGCATTGAACGGTATATCCAATAGCATGGTTGCGCTATTCACGCAGGGTACAGCCGGGGTCAAAGCTGCGGTAGCCAGTATGCTTATGTCGATGGCTCAGCTTATTATCAAGATGCTCGCGATGTACGCAGTTATGCAGTTGATACGAGCAATACCGGGCGGCACAGCTTTGCTTGCGGCGATGGATATGGGTGCTGCTGGCGCGGGGGCGGCGGGTACAGGATTTGCAGGCGGCGGCATCGGTGGTGGCTTTGTGGAAGGCGCCCCGGCTATGCCCGGTAATCCGCTGGACGTTATGTTCCCCGCTAAGGCACATGCGCGCGGCGGTATGCATGGCGCTGATAACGCTATCATACAAATGGGTGGCTCGACAGCTATTGCTCCGATCTTCACGAACGCACAGCGGGCCAAGGGTGGTATTCGTCCCCCCAACGATCCGGCTATCAGCGTATTCGGCGAAGGGGATCACCCAGAAGCATACATTCCGATGATCGACCGGCGCACTATCCCTATGATGTTCAACGACGATGGCACAGCCTATGTACCGTTGCCATCGGGCGGGCGCATCCCCGTATCTATCAAGGGTCGCAAATTCGCCAAAGGCGGAACCTCACATAGTACAATGCCGATCAACCTATCGGCTACGCGGAATGCTGTTGCAGTCGCGGACCAAAGCACGGGCGCACATATGAACAACACGCCTATCCGCAATGAGACGCATTCGACTATGGTAACGTTATCACCAACTATCACGTTGAACGGTAGCGCGACCAAGGACGATGCCGATATGCTCTCCGCTGAGATGATAGCGCAAATGATGGCGTTCCTTGACGCGCGGGATAATGAAAAGAACCGGGAACGTATGCGCAATCGCGGCGATCTATACGAGCAAGCAGGAGTTAGATCATAATGGCTACGCCGATCCTCATTTGCGTCAACCCTGACAAAGAAACACAGGTCACTATTGAGCCGAAGGTCGCAACCAACAGCTTCGATGACACCTATGAGCAGAGCATGGGATTAGGTGCGTTCAACTCGCCCGTATCAATGGATTTGAAATGGTCGAACGCGAAGTACGCCGAGGCCATTGTGATACTCGCATTCCTGAAAGCGCGGCGTGGGTACCAGAAGTTCCTGTATGCTGCACCAGAGGAACCGCAGCGCCTTTTCAAATGCCCCAACCACACGTATAAGTGGAAAGCGGGTAGAAGGTGTGATATACGTGCTACCTTCAACGAACAGGCAGGATAACCATGGACGATTTTCTCGCCAGCGTACAAGGGTTAGAACCGGGCGAAAAGGTCGAGCTATTCGAGCTTGATTTGAACGGTGCTGGCTATGACGTTAAAATCTATTGGACGCCTTCTCGCCAAGACGGCCTCACCCTGAAATGGCGGGGCAAAGATTACGTCTCGCGACCGATCATGTTCTCCGGTTCGAAGAAAAGCGCGCAGGATAAGCCATCGGAGCCTACGCTATCAGTGAGTAACATTGATACGGGAGGCTACTCATTGCTAGAGCAGTACAACGAATTGCTCGGTGCGAAGATGACGCGGTGGACAACCTTTACCAAGTTCCTCGATACGTTTCTCGATGGCACAGTAAATCCGAACGCCAACGGGCTTGCTACCTACCTACCGGAGATATGGCTAATCGAGCAGCTATCGGACAGTGATCCTACGGTGATCCAGTGGCGGCTTAAATCCCCGCTGGACTTCCGCGACAAGCAGTTACCGGGGCGCAGGGCGTATAGCGGTATCTGTACGCGCAACTATCGTGTATGGAATGGTACGAGCTTTGACTATCCCGCTGTCAAGGCTTGCCCGTACGCAGGCTCGACGTACTTCAAGCGGGATGGAACGACAACACTAGCACCGGCGCTGGATGAATGCACCTTCGATCTTGAGGGCTGCAATCTGAGGTTCCCCGGTCAGGACTTGCCGGGGTGGTTCTTCCCCGGCCTACGGAGGGTAGGATGAACTTAGATAACCTTGAGCCTTTTCTGACAGCCGGTGTACGCGCTGCTATCCTTGAGCATATGCAAGAGGAAGCGCCTAAGGAATGCTGCGGCCTTATTGTGCGCTCGCTGTACGAACCGAATGACTACGTATACGAGCGTTGCTTGAACATGCACGAAAAGCCCGAAGAGAGTTTTGCGTTCAGCGAAGCCGACAGCCTGCGCGTATCCACTGATAACATTATCACTGCGATTGTGCATAGCCACCCCAACGGACCTATCGGGCCATCGAAAGCCGATATGCTGTCTTACCGTGTCATCAACAAGCCATACGTGATTGCTGCTTGCGACCCGGCTACCGGAAGCGCGGGCGTATACTCTATGGGCGACCATTTGCTAGATGCTCCGCTTATCGGTCGGCCTTGGCTGTACGGCGTATTCGATTGCTTGGAAGCCCTGCGCGGCTGGTACTGGCAGGAACGGGACGTGTACCTCCCACAAGTGCCGCGTACCGATTGGTGGTGGGACGGCGACCGGCAGGACGAGGTCGAGGAAGACGACCGCGATATGTACATGCGCAACATCATCCCGTGGGGCTTCGAGGAATTCAAACCAGACTTCGATAACCCTTCGTCCGTCAACCATCCGTTGATTGGTGACGTTATCCTTATGCAGATCGAAAGCCCGGTGGTCAACCATGCGGCGATCTATGTAGGTAATAACCTGTTGTACCATCACAGGTTCGGCAAGCCGAGCGGTGAGAACCCTACCGGATACTTCGCCGATGTTGGCGTTATACGTCACTGGTGCCGCTACAAGGGAGCGACGGAAGATGAATAGGATCGAGCTTCACGGGCCTCTCGCGCATCACGGCACGGGACACATGATCGACGTTGGCAATCCACTTGAGGCGTTCCACGCGCTCGATATGCAGTTGCCTACCTTTCGCCGCGAATTCATCGAAGGCAACTATGTCGCGATCCGCGAGGACGCCAGTGGCAAATTCCTTGTGGACTTGGAAACGGTCGAGCTTATGACGGCGGGTACGGTCATCCACTTCGTACCGCTAGTCGAAGGCGCGGCCAACGGCAAGGGCGTAGCTAAGACTGTACTTGGTATCGCAGTGTTCGCGGGCGCGATGTTTCTTATGCCTGCGTCCGCTCCGCTGATCTTCGGCATGAAGATGGGTACGGTCGGAATGATGCTCGGGGCCAGCCTTGCGCTTGCGGGCGCATCGCTGTTGCTCGCTCCGCAAATCAAGATGGATAACAGCAGCAAAGAGGAAGACAAGAGCTTCCTTTTCAGCGGGGATATGCAAGCATCGGGGCAGGACTTCGCTATCCCGATCACGTATGGCAGGGACCGGGTTGAGCCGATCCTTGTAAGCTCGCAGATTGTAACGGACAGCATATCGGTTGGCTACAATGAGACGTACAACGGAAGTGAAGCGTGGATCAACGCCTTTGGCGGGCGGGACACGTGGACTACCTTGGGTCAGAACTGATAACGTTATCAATCTTTTGTTCGGGTGATCTATGCGTATTGATCTTGACGTAATCTCGGGTGCCGGTGGCGGCGGTAAAGGCGGGGGTGCAGCTTCCGCTAAGGAAGAACCGAACACCCTGCGCTCTAAGGCGCGCGCCCGTTTTGTCGAGATATTGAGCGAGGGACCAATCGTCGGGTTGGTTGACGGCGGCAAGAGCATCTTTATCCAGAAGGTGCCATACCTCAACCCCGATGGTTCGAACAACTTCAATGGGCTGAAATGGGATACCCGCCCCGGTACTCCCGATCAGACCGCGTTCACCGATGTACCCGGCGTACCATCGGAATATGACGTTGGACGTGAAGCGCGGAACGATACACCTGTCACCTACCGCACCAGTGGTATTGGTCTTGATAAGGTTGTCGTAACGCTCAACTGCCCGTCGTTCAGTCAACTGGACAAAGAGAGCGGCTCCCTCAAAGGCACCCGCGCCGAAATCGCGATTGATATACGCAGTATGTCGAACGGTGCAAACCAGTGGGTGATGAATAAAATCATCGACACTATCGCGGGCAAGCAGACCGGACCCTATGAACGCGCGTACGAGATTGCGCTGCCTGCTACGGACCCCGGCCCTTGGTTGATCCGTATGCGCCGCCTATCGCCCGACTATGATAGCGATGCCAGCATAAACAACCACACGATCTTTGCACGTTGTACTGAAATATACGACAAGAAGATCGCGTATGCCAACACCGCCATGATCGCGGGCGAGGTCGATGCTCAGCAGTTCTCGGGCGGGGCGCAGCGCAACTACGATATTGATGGTCGGCTCATTCGCTACCCTTCGAACTACAACCCGACAACCGGTGTGTATACCGGGCTGTGGAATGGTACGTTCGTAACCGGCTACTGTAAGAACCCGGCATGGGTATTCCTCGATATCGTAACGCATGTGCGCTACGGTCTTGAGATATCGGATGCCTACGTGGACAAGTGGGCCTTGTACCGCTTAGCACAATACTGCGATGCACTGGTTCCCGATGGCTTCGGCGGGCAGGAACGTCGCTTCGAATTCAACGGCACCCTGAAACGCGCTGAGGATGCGTACAAGGTATTGCAGCAAATCGCGTCAATGATGCGCGCTATCATCATGTACGGCGCTGGCGCTGTGCTGATTAACCACGATTACCCCAAGCAGGTAGTCGCGACCTACTCCCCGGCTAACATCATAAATAACTTTAGCTACGCCTCAACTGCGAAGAGTGTCCGACACAACGCAGCAATCGTTAAGTGGCGCAACCCTGAACTAGGTTACGAGGACGACTATGAAATATACCAAGATCGCGCTGCCATCATTAAGTATGGTAGAAATATCGCTCGGATTGAAGGTTTTGCTACAAAGAGTAGAGGTCAAGCGTTCCGTCAGGCCAAGTGGCTTGTCCTTACTGAACAACTCCAAAGCGAGACAGTAACATTCGAAGCCGGGTTGGATAGTGCGGATCGTCTACCCGGCGACTTGATCGAGATTGCGGACCATCACAAGGCATCTGCGGATTTTGCAGGACGTATCATCCAGCCCGATGGCCGCAACCTCGCTACGCCTGTAGCGGCCTCGGCTATTGTCGTTGGTCAGCTTACCACTAAGGGCGATATCACTACCTACGATACGCATGTCATTCCCAACCTGATCGACATTAACGCGGTGGCTGGTACGGGGACTGCCTTCGCTCGCTTCCCTACGGGTTACACCCCGGCTGTGAATAAGGAAGTAATCGCCAGCCTGTTCGTCAATCCCAAGGGTTGCCGCTATGCGTTCCTTCGGGTTGATGGTCCGGGACGTGCAGCAATCCGCGTGGACTTCGACACCGGGCTGATCGACTGGAAAGCGCAATCTGCTGGTAACATTATCAGCGCGGGTTTGCACCACGTAGACGAGAACGTTTACCGCGTTTGGATAGCGTTCAAGTCCACCGTAGCAGCGGCGATGAACGTAGAGCTTTTCCTCACTGACGGGATCGGCTTTCAGCTATCGAACGGTAGTGCTGGCGGGGCAGCGGGCGCGGGCCTGCTAAATCCCCTGTCCGTAGCCGTTGGCGGCGTCATGGTCGAGGACTACACCGGACAGCGCGGGCCATCGAAGTACGAGCTTAAGCCACAAGCTACCAACAAGATCATCCTAGATCGCCAGATCAACTACATCGGCACGGGCTTTATGGGCCTTACGCTGGTAGACGGTCCTTTCGATGACGTAGACGAAGTAGCGAGCAACACCGGTAGGCCAGCCCGCCGCAAGGTTACGTACGTCAAGGCAAACATCACGTCCTTTGACAATCTCAACAATATCGTCAACCTGACGGCCAACTTGGTATACGATGACAAGGCCACGCCCGTAATCTGGGTGTACTCGTCCGCGACCATAGCCCCTAAGCCCTATGTTGTCGTAGAAGTTGAACCGCAGGCCGGTGAGAAATCGTTCAAGATATCGGCTCTCGAATACAGTGTGCAGAAATTCATCGACCTTGATGAAAACTTCAACATCACGTTCGGCGATGACAAGTACTCCAATCTGCCAGCGACCGGAGCCTGCCCGCCTGTTAGCGGTTTGCGGGCCACTGTCACCATTGCGCAGCGTGACGGCCTCCATACGCGGCAAGTCATCCTCGGATGGGAGAAGCCAGCCAACTATCCTTATATCTCGCATTACATCGTCAACTACCAAGAAGAGAATGGAAACTTCGTAAACCTTGGTAACACTGCCGACGAAGTATTCGAGATAAACAACTTCACTGGCGTCAACTTTAGGTTTTCGGTTCGTGCAGTAAACGTGTTCGGCATCGTTAGCCCTGCCGTCTACACGGACCTGAACCTTAACGAAGACATTGCATCCAACCGGATCAAGGTTACATCGCTCACCAGTGAGCTAGGCAATACTCAATTCGTTGATAACGATATCAACTTGTTCTGGCTCTCGCTATCATCCGCCGCTGACGTTCTCACCAGTTCGATCTTTGGCACGTTCATTCGGTCGGGCGGTAGCGTTGTAACCAGTGCTGGCGGCGTGGAAGTAACCGGCACCCCAACTACCAACAGTGACGTTGCAATCACGGTTGATACGTCGAACGTGTACGCACCTACCATCACTTTGGCCGGTACGGTTAAGGTCGGTGACAGTGTCACGTTGAATATCGGGCCAACGGAATTTAAGGCACAGGCGGGTAATACCACCTTGTCCTCGCTTGTTGCCGCGCTCACCACTCTGATAGACGCGGATACTCGCTACGTGGCAACCCGTAGTGGAACCGTGATAACGTTATCATTCATCGACGGCATAACCAACGCAACTAATCTGCAAGCGCATAATGACCCGACGTTCTACCGCTACCGGGTACAGTTTATGAACGCCCAGACTTCGGCGGTGCTTCGGACTGAATACACTACAAACTCGCAGTACGTGTACACCATTGCACAGAACCGGGCCGATTTCGGTGGCACTGCTAGCCGTATCGTTAAGGTAGGCGTTGCGGTCGAGACACAGGAAGGCGTAACCTCAATTAACACTGAGGCCACGTTTACCAACCCTGCGCCTACCCCAC